CTTGTGCAAAATGTAACGAAAGAAAAGAAGCTTTAAATAGATTGTTTCCTTTCAGTAAACCTTTTGAACTTACAAAGCAAGAAACTAAATTCTTAAAAGAGTTTTTTGAATGGTATAACGGATTACCAATACCAATTGATAAAGTAAAAGATATTCAGAAAGCTGAAAAGATTTGGTTAAGAGTTTTTAATGTTAAAACAGGAGGTTGCAAAAGTTGTGGTTCACAATATCAAACCGCATTTATTAAAGATTTAAAAAAATTATACGATTCCACACTTTAAAATTTTTTGAATAAACATATTTATTTCAAATGGAAGAGCAAAAAGAAGTTAAAAAGACACACGGAGGCGCAAGGCCTAACGCAGGGCGCAAAAGTGTAGCCGAAGAACAAAAGGTAAACGAAATATTTTTGAGTGCCTTAAAAGGTCTTAAAAACGTTTCAACAGATGAAGAGGCAAAAATAGAATTTGCAAAGGATTTATTAAGCAACCAAAGAGGACAAATATTTATTGCTGAACATTTATTCGGTAAACCAAAAGAAACTATTGACCAAAATGTAAGTATAAATAGTTTTGAGTTAAAAGATATAATTAAATTTAAAGAGTGATGTGTATTTTTCCTAAACGTTTTACAGGTAGATTAATTCCTTTACCACCTAAATATTATGTAAAAGATGGTAAAATTTATTATACTAAAAATAATAAATTAGTTGATAACTCTTAACAATAAATATAAACCGCTATTTGAAAACGACACACGTTATTTTATTATAACAGGAGGTCGAGGAAGTTCTAAAAGTTTTGGAGTGGGTACTTTTACTAACCTTTTGTCGTTTGAGCAAGGTCATAAAATACTATTCACACGTCAGACAATGACATCGGCACACCTATCAATCATTCCAGAATTTCAAGAGAAAATTGACTTGATGGAAATGAATAATTTGTTTGATGTTACAAAGTCAGAAATAAAAAATCTACAATCTAAAAGCGAAATAATTTTTAGAGGAATTAAAACGAGTTCAGGTGACCAAACTGCAAACCTTAAATCTTTACAAGGTGTTACAACTTGGATATTAGATGAAGCTGAAGAACTAACAGACGAAATTACATTCGATAAGATTAATCTATCTATTCGTCAAAAAGGAAAACAAAACCGAGTTATACTTATACTAAATCCTGCAACAAAAGAGCATTGGATTTATAAACGTTTCTTTGAAAGTAGAGGAGTTCAAGAAGGATTCAATGGAATTAAAGACGATGTAACCTACATTCACACAACCTATTTAGATAACTATGATAACTTAGATATTTCATTTATAAATGAGGTTGAACGTATCAAAGAAACAAATCCAAATAAATACAAACATCAAATACTCGGTGGTTGGTTAAATAAAGCAGAAGGTGTTGTGTTTGATAATTGGCGTATTGGTGATTTCGTAAATACCGGTTATAAATACTTTGGACAAGATTTTGGATTTAGTGTTGACCCTACAACATTAATAGAGTGTTCAATTGATAAACCTAATAAAAGAATTTACGTTAATGAGTGTCTTTATAAGTCAGGTTTAAAAACCTCGCAAATATCAACCGAAAATAAACGTTATGCAGATAGAAATTTAATTATTGCAGATAGTGCAGAACCTCGTTTGATTGAAGAATTAAAGCAACAAGGTTGTAATATTAAAGGAATACAAAAGCCACTTATAATTGATAGGGTTGCATTGCTACAAGATTGGGAAATTATTGTAACACCTGAAAGTAAAAACATTATAAAAGAGTTAAACAACTACATTTGGCACGATAAAAAAAGCAACACACCAATTGACGATTATAACCATACACTCGATCCTATCGGTTATGTATTGTGGGATTTAATAGGCAAACCAAACAAAGGAAAATATTATATAGGGTAATTGTAAAATTATCCTTTTTTTTCGTTATATAAGTATGAAAATAGAAGTACCAACATCGTTAGAGCATATTACTATTAAGCAGTTCCTTAAATGGAAACACGCAACAGAGAATAGTTCAGAGGAGTTTTTACCTTTTCAATTAATATCAATCTTTTGTAATATTGAATTGAACGAGGTTATTAAAATACCTTTAAAACAATTTGAAGACATTATATTTACAATAGGCAAAGCGTTAGAAGAAACACCTAAACACGTTCAAAGATTTACAATGAATGGTGTTGAATATGGTTTCATTCCAAATTTTGACAATGTAAGCACAGCAGAATATGTTGACTTGGATACATACATTGATACTGATGTTTTAAAAGCTATGATGGTAATGTATAGACCGATTAACCAAACATTTGGTAAAGATTTATACAACATCAAAGAGTACAATGGAACTGATGGATTTGAAATTATGAATGATGCTCCTGCCTCTGTATTTTTAGGTGCAAAGGTTTTTTTTTGGAATTTAGGAACGGACTTAAAGAATTATATTCCTCGTTATTTGGAACAAGTAACAACGGAGGAGGAGAAAATTATTTTGGAGAAAAATGGGGTTGGTATATCTCAATTGACGCAGTTGCTGGAGGAGATAGATTTAAACACGAACAAGTCTATGGACTTACAATATATCAATTCCTTACACATTTAGAGTTTTTAAAAGATAAAAACCAAGAAGAAGTAAGACAAATAAAAGCAAATGAGAAACGCAGTTAATAATTGTTTAGAGTTATTAGTAGGATATTTACAAGAAGACATCGATGTAAATACTATTACTATATTTCAAACTGATGACGATATAGATTTTAATAAAAAGAACATTTATAATTTAGTCAATATCGGTATTGTATCGAGTAACTTTGAAAGTAAAACAATAGGTTTCGAGGTGTTGTTTATTACGCAAAGAGATGACGTTAAAACAACGATAACAAACAAGTTAGAGGGTAATGACAACCGAGTAGATAATATTCAAACTGCACACTCTGTAATGAATAATTTGCTTAAGAAGTTAAGACTATTAAACAACAATTACGATATTCAATTTATAAGTGCAACAGAGCCACAGATATTTTTTAAGGCGTACACTAACGGAATGGATGGAATGACAATTGAAATCGTTTTACAATATCCTGATAACGATACAAATGTTTGTTGTGATGGATGCTAATAATGAATTAAATAAAACACTTTCTAAATTTACAAAGTATGTAGTTCAACAAAGTAAAAGCAACTTAACACGAACTGATAAAAATGTAAAAAAGAAACTTTATAATTCCATTAAAGGTGATTCATTTGTAGGTAAAAACTCAATAGGTATTTACTTTGAAATGGAAGATTACGGAGAGTTTCAAGACAAAGGAGTTAAAGGTAAAAGTAGTTCGGCAAAAGCGCCAAATAGTCCTTTTAAGTTTGGAAGTGGCACAGGTAAAAAAGGCGGTTTAACAAGTGGTATTTTAGAGTGGGTTAAAGCAAGACGTTTTCAATTTAAAGATAGAGAAAGCGGAAAGTTTATGAGTTATGAGAATACCGCATTTTTAATCACACGTTCAATATATCAAAAAGGAATAAAGCCAAGTTTATTTTTTAGTAAACCATTTGAGGCAGGATTTCAAAGATTACCAGATGAAGTTATTGAAGCCTACGGGTTAGATTTAGAAAAATTAATGAAACAAAGTTTAAAGATATGATTTTATTTTGTAGTAGAGTACCATATATAATTGAGGTTGATGGAGATTCATCTCAAATATCAACTAAAATAGAATTGACTATTTGGGGTTTTGATGAAACAGAACCATCAATACCAACTCACGTAATTGAAAAGGAAATTTTTTCACCTACTCAATATGTAGGTGAATACAATATTAGTCCATTTGTTGATGACAAATTAAACAATACTGATAGAGCATTGTTTGTTAAAGTAAAATCATATTATAAAATAAGCACCGATTGGATTTCAGCAGATGCATTTGAATTAATTGGTACTAAAGGGTATGATGAAAGCAATCCACTTTTTTCAGGTTATTATGTTTTAGAAAGTTTTGTTGATAAAAGATATTATTTAACTCCAGACCCTTTTATAAATGATTCTTTAACAGGTTTGAAAATAGATATAATTTTTGATTTTGATAGTTATCCTAATTTAAGAGTTAGATATTTTACAGATACATACGATGAAGTTGTAGATTATACAGATACAGGAATTAAATATTTAAGCATTCCAAAATCTACTTATTATTCTGGTAATTTTGCACAAGGAAATTCTTTTGAATTGCAAGCTGATGTTGAAGGTGATTGGCTAACATTTTACATAGATGAAGTTACTACAGAATGTGAGCCTAAATTTAATCCTTACGTATTGACATACACAAACATTTTAGGAGGTCAATCACAATTATACTTATTTAAAAAGTCAACTATAAGCAACGAATACAAATCGAGTGAATATAACTTAGCAGGTAGTAAGCAAGTATTTAATAAAAACGGAGTTCAAAGTTTTAAACTTAACACAGGTTGGATTAGTGAGGATGTAGTTAGAGCAATTAGACAAATGATGTTGAGCGAAAATTTAGCTTTAAATTCTTCAGACTCAGAAATATCAACTTCAGTAGTTTTAAAAAATAGTTCGTTTATAGAAAAAACAAATTTAAACGACAAAGTAATTAATTATGAATTTGACTTTGAAAGTGCAACTCCATTAATACAAAATTACGTTTAAATGAGTGTAGAAATTTACATAAAAGTACAAGACGAATATAAACGATTAGATTTATTTAAAGACGAAAATATATCGGTAAATAGTTCTATTCAAAATATTAACGACCTTTCAAAAGTATTTACAGATTTTAGTCAGTCTTTTACTATTCCTGCAAGTCCAAACAATAATATTATTTTTAACTATTGGAATGATAACGGAATAGTTAACGATACATTTGACCATCGAATTAGATACGATGCAAAGATTGAACTCGATACTATTCCATTTCGTAATGGTCAAATACAAATTGAAAAGGCAAACGAAAAAGAAAACGAAATAGAAAGTTTTACGATTACTTTTTATGGACAAACCAAACAATTAAAAGACTTATTTAAAGAAGAGGAATTAACTGTTTTAGATTACTCAAGTTTAAATCACACTTATAATTATGGTGAAGTAGTAGGGCGTATAAATGGTTCTATATTAGATGATGTTAGATACCCTATTATAAATTCAAATCGTAGGTATGAGTATTTAACAGGAACTGCTAACGATGTTACAATAGGAGGCACTTTAAATCGTTCGGTTGTATATTCAGATTTGTTTCCTGCTATTCCTGTTTCAAAAATATTTGAGTTTATCGGTAATAGATACGGAATTTCTTTTGAGGGTTTCTTTTTAAGTACAACTTATTTTACAGATTTATATTTGTATTGTAAAAGAAATGAAGACTTAGTTGTTTATACTGAACCTGTTAGAATTAATTTCACTTCTAAAGATAGTAACTTCCCTGATTTGAATTTAACTACTGATGTTTACACTTCTAATTGGAGCGGTTCTTCTGGTCTTTTACCTCCTACATTTCAAAGAACGTGGATAAGAATATTTCCATCAAATCCAGCTATTCAATACAAAGTAACAATAAGAACTACTAATGGAGTTATTACGCATACTTTTGAAAATCTATTTGGAAATCAGGAGTTGTTATTTTTAGACCAATCGAGTGGTGTGCCAGTTCCTTATTATTTTGAAGTTGAAAGTATAACGCCTTTTAGCTTTACAAGTGAATTACGTAATTTTAAAGTGCAACCAAATATTGGTTCATTTGGAACAACAACAACGCAAAAAATTGGATACGCAACATCACAATCAACTTCAAGCATTATAGATATACAGACTTATATACCTAAAATAAAAGTAGTTGATTTTGTTATGGGAATTGTTAAAATGTTCAACTTAACTATTCTTCCAAAAGGTATTAATAATTTTGAACTTGCACCGCTTGATGTTTTCTACGCATCTGGAAAATACACAGATATAACGCCTTATGTTGTTACAGATAGTATCGACATAAATAGACCTAAGTTGTTCAAAAAGTTAGCGTTTATGCACGAGAAAAGCGAGAACATTTTAAACAATGCTTTTAGAAATTTATTCAATCGTGAATACGGAGATTTGGAATATAGCGATTTATTAAGTAACGAAAGTTCGAGTTATGAAATTAAAAGTCCTTTTGAGAATGTAATGTTTGAGAAAACAATAGGATATAATTTTGTAACTGCATCGTTAATTAATAAAGACCAAAACGCATATAAGCCAAAACCAATGCTTATGTATATGAATGAGGGCGTAGTATTACCAACACCGATTAAATTCTTTGATGGTACTAACTACAATAACGTTGGAGTTTATAGAAAGTTCAGTAATGAGTTAATAACAAGCGGTACAATAGCATCGTTAAATTGGGGTGAAGAGCAAAGCGTAAACAATCCAAGCGCATTTGCTACAAATTCACTATATTTTTTATGGTATCGTAATTATATTAGTGGTTTATATGATATTAGATGCAGGATTTTGAACTTAAAAACAAAGATTCCTGTAACAATGTTAACCGATATCAAGCTAAATGATAGGATAGTTTACAAAGATAAGAAGTACACTATCAATAATTTTACTTCAAATCTAATAAATGGAGAGGTTAATTTTGAATTAATAACAGATTTTAGACCTGTTGAGCAACCATTTACATTAAAACCTATATACAATTTAACTGCAGAACCACAAATTATAGAAGTATCTATTTTTATTAATGACAATGATAATTTCACAACAAAATTTGATGCAATTACTAATGGTCCATTTATTGGAGATTCTAATATTTTATTTGAAGTTCCTGCAAACACAACAGGTACTGGTTTATTAACTCAAATAGAAATAAATTATTTTAACAACGGAGTATCAACATCAAAAAAATTCATTGATATAATACAAGAACCATAATGATAGGAATTATTATAAAATTACTACAACAAGATGACTTTTTAAACGTCAGTAAAAATGTAGAAATAGCAAAAGGTAAATATGAATTACCAAAAGATTTTAAAGGTTTAAAAAATAAAATAAAAAGACAATGGCTAATATCAAAAAGGTAATTGAAATTGATGTTGACGTATTAAATGCGCAAGGTGGAATTGCCTCTTTGGGTAAAACATTTGAAGACGTAGAAAAAAATACCAAATCTTTAAAAGCACAATTAAGGGAAGCTATAACAGAAGTTCAGCAAATGAATGAGAAGTTTGGCGAAACTTCAAAAGAGGCTATTAACGCTGCTAAACGTGCAGCAGAATTAAAAGATAAAATTGAAGATGCTAACGATGCAGTTCAAGCGTTTAAAGGCGAGGGAACTTTCTTAGCAACATCAAAAGCTTTGTCATCAGTTGCAAGTGGTTTCGGAGCGGTGCAGGGTGCGATGGGATTAATTGGAGTTGAAAGTGAAGACGTTCAAGAACAACTTTTAAAAGTTCAATCCGCAATGGCTTTAGCTGATGGTTTGGCAGGATTAGAAGATGCAGGGCGTTCGTTTAAACAATTAAAAGCGGTTGCTATTGATGCGTTTAAAGGAATAAAAACAGCTATTGGAAGTACAGGAATTGGTTTATTAGTTATTGCATTAGGAACTATTTATGCTTATTGGGATGATATTAAAGAAGCGGTTAGTGGAGTTAGTGAAGAGCAAAAGAAACTTAATGCAGATAGTCAAAAAAATGTAAACTTACAAAATGAAAAATTAAAAACAATAGGTGCTCAAGATAATATTTTAAAACTTCAAGGTAAAAGTGAAAAAGAAATATTAGCTATTAAAATAAAACAAACTGACGAGGCTATTTTAGCTACTGAAATAAATCAAAAAAATCAAATACAAACAAATAAGTTAGCTGTTCAAGGAGCGCAAAGAAACTATGAACTTCTTAAATCTTATATTGATTTTGTTTCAACTCCTTTAAGATTTTTATATAAAACAGGTGCAGAATCTATTAATGGTATTATTGATTTATTAAATAAAATACCTGGCATTAATATAAAAAGTAAGTTAGACGAAACATTAGGAGATAAAGCTGCCGATTATTTAGCTAAATTAGGATTTGACCCTGAACAAGTAAAAGCAGATGGAGAGGCAACAATTAAAGAAAGTCAAGAAGCATTATTAAAATTAAAAAATGATAGAGCAGGTTCTGTTAATGCTATTAATGAAATAAATCTACAAGAGGCTAAAGATAGCAAAGCAAAGGCAAAAGAAATAGCGGACAAAGAAATAGAATTAGCAAAGCAAAAAGCCGAAGCATTAGAACGTATTAGATTAGGCGAAATAAATACAGAGGCGGAACGTAGAGCAGAGGAAATAAGAGAAGTACAAGAACAATATAGATTATTAATTGAAGAAGCTAATAAATACGGACAAGACACAACCGCTTTAAAAGAAGCGCAACGTACAAAAGAAAAAGAATTACAAGATAAGTTTAAAGCAGAAGATGAACAAAGAGAATTAGATTATTGGGCTAAAGAAGCTGAAAAATCTATTGCAAGGAATGAGGAAGCGAAGAAGAAAAGAGAGAAAGTAGCAGCTGAAGAAATTGAATTTGAAAAAAATAAAGATAGTGTAATTGCAAAATCAAAAGAAAATCTTAATAATATAATTCAAGGATTAGAGGCAAGTGGATTAGCAAAAACTAAAGCAGGTCAAGTTATATCAAAAGGAATAGCTTTAACACAAATTGCTATTGATTCAGCAGTGGCAATATCAAAAGCAAGTACTTTAGCAAATGCGGAAGGTGTGGCGGCACAATTAGCTTTTCCTTTAGTTCCTGGAATTGGTACAGTTGCAAGAGTTTTATCTTATGCATCAACAGGATTATCAGTTGTTTCAAATATAGCAAGAGCAAAACAATTATTGTCTGGTAGTGGAGCTAGTGGTAGTGCGTCTTCAAGCTCAGGTTCAACAGGCGGAGCTGGTGGCGGTGGTGGAGCACCAAGTCAAGCACCAACATTTAATGTAGTAGGAAATGCAGGAGTTAATCAAATAGCAACTACTTTAGGAAAAGAGCAACCACCTGTTCAAGCGTTTGTGGTATCTAAACAAATGACAAATCAGCAAGAAATGGACAGAAACATTGTGAAAAATGCAACCTTGTAAAAAAAACTTACAAATAAAAAGCATAAATTTTAATTTAATTTCGTTATAGAGTTATGGAAACGTATTTAGTAGATTTTAATCCTGAAGAAAAAAGAGGGATTTTCGGTTTCGCATTAGTAAAAGAACCTGCAATTGAAGAGGTTGGAATATACCTATCTAAAGAAGAAGAGATAGTAATGTTAAAAGAAATTGAAAAGGGTTTGTTAATGACACCGGTTTTAATTCCTAATCAAAAAATATTAAGAGTTACGCCAAATGGTGAGCCTTATAATATAATGTTTCCTAAAGAAACGATTGAACTTGCACAAAGACATTTTCATATTAACGGACATCAAAGTAATAGTAATTCAGAGCATACAGATTTAAAGTTAAACGGAGTTACAATTGTTGAAAGTTGGATTAAAGAGTTTGAGCAAGACAAATCTAATGAATACGGATTTGATTTACCTATTGGAACTTGGTTTGCAATTATGAAAGTTGAAAATGAAGAGGTAAGAGAAAAAATCAAAAGCGGAGAAATTAAAGGAATTTCTATTGAAGGAGAGTTTAAATTAAATAACTATAAAATGAGTAAAGAAAACACTTTTTTAAGTGCGTTAAAAGACTTACTTAGCATCAAAGATGATGTTCAAGTAGAGTTAAGCACAGAGGAAACGCCAACAGATACACCAAAAGAAGAGGATGTAAAGTTAGCGATTGATGCACCAGACGGAAAATACGTTGGTGAAGATGGAACTACATTAGTTGTGGTTGCTGGTGAAGTTACGGAAGTAATGAAAACAGAATCAGAAGTAGAAGTAGAAGTAGAAGAGGAATCAGTTGATATGCAAACGCAATTGAGCGCCTTTAAAAATGAAACATTAGTTGCAATTGGTAAAATGATTGAAGCTAATAATGTAAACCTTAAAGCAGAATTTCTAAAAGCAACTGAAATTTCTTTAAGCGCACAAACAACTTCAAGACCAGAAACAAGAGAGGTTAAAGAGCCTAAAAACTTTAAAGAAGCAATTTTAAACGAATTAAACAAATAATTAAATGGCAACAACAACAACAATTACATCAAACTACGCAGGTAAAGCCGCAGGTGGTTTATTTTTAAAAACATTCAAAGAAGCTGATGCTTTGAAAAATGGAGCAGTAACTCCTTACGAGGGTGTTAACTATGAACTTTGGTTACGTAAATTAGAAACTACAAATGGGCGTAGAGCTTACACTTGTGGACACGTTCCTGATGGTTCTGTTACTTTGTCTGAAAGACTTTTGAAACCTAAAAAATTCAAAGATGATTTTGATATCTGTAAAGAAGATTTTAGAGCAACTTGGGGCGAGGAGTCAATGGGTGCAAGTGCACACAACAATACAATGAACAAAGAAATTCTTGATGCTATTATTGCTAATAAATTAGCTGATAATGCAGAAGATTTTGGTTCTATTATTTGGAATGGTAATTCTTCAAACGCAGATGAGTTTGATGGTTTCTTAAAATTGTTTTTAGCAGATGCAACAGTTATCGATGTTGATTTAGATACAATTACAGAAGCAAACGTAGAAGCTCAAATTAAATTAGCTTTAAATGCAGTACCTGTTCAATTGAGAGGTAAAAATACATTGAAAGTTTCAGTTTCTGCTGATATCGCTCAATTTTATAACTTCTTTTTAGCATCTAAAGGAATTGCAAATGGATTAGGTGGAAACGCTAATACTTCATTAGTATTTGGAAACTACACTTTAGTAGTTGATACAGGTTTACCATCTTCAACTATTGTAATTGCAGACCCTAAAAACTTGGCTTTTGGAACTGGTGCTTTAGCAGACCACAACCTAATCGAAGTTGTAGATGAAGATTCAATTGGTTTACTAACTGGAAAAGTTAGAGGTACAATGGTTTACAATGCAGGTGTACAATACGCTTATGGTTCAGAGATTGTTTGGGCAAGACCAATAGCATAATTATTAACATAACCGCTCGTTAATTCGGGCGGTTTTTAAAACATATCAAATATGGCTTGTGATTTAGGTAAAGGAAAAAAGATTGTATGTAAAGACCAAATGGGTGGAATTAAAGCGTTATACTTCGCTAATTTCGACGCTTATGGATATACAATAGCAAATCAAATAGTTACCGCTTTGGGAACTTTAGCAGAGGTTTTCAAATGGGAATTAAAAGGAACAACAAACACGTTAACACAGACTGCAAATGTTTCAAGAGATAACGGAACTGCTTTTTTAAGTCAAGTTATTGCAGCTACTTTTCCAAAATTAGATGCAGAAACTCAACAAGAGTTAACGCTAATGATGTACGGAAGACCTCAAGTTTTTGTTGAGGACTACAACGGAAATATACTACTTTGTGGTGTTGAAAACGGAATGGAAATGACAGCTGGAACTATCGTATCAGGTGGAGCAGGTGGAGATTTAACAGGATACACTGTTGAGTTAACAGGTACTGAAAAACTTGGCGCACCATTTTTAAATTCATCAATGAAAACTGCTTTATTAGCATTAGTTTCAACTGAAATAATTGGAGAGGCTTAATTAAATTTTATTTTTTTAAAAGGTATGATTAAATTCATACCTTTTTTTTTGCAAAAAAATCAAACTTTTTCGTTATATAATTATGAAAGTATTTAATTCAAACAATTTAAACCATACTTTAAAAGTAGTTCCACGTTTATACGTTGAAAATATTACTTTAGATATTCGACACGAGTTAACAGACACTAATACTACAATTGAAAATATAACATCATTTAAAGATAATGGATATTTAAGATTAGATTTTAATTTTGAATTTAAAGATGGTGGTAGTTATGAAATTGTATGTAGAAATAACAACGAATTGGTGTGGCGTGGTAAAGCATACGCAACAACCGAAACCGATTTAGAAAATTATAAACTATTATGAGCAAGCCAAATATAGAAATTATTAAATTATCGAGTTATGTAAGACCTCAAATCGTTGAAAAAAACAACAATGATTGGGTTTTAAATGGCGAAAATAATGAGTTTTACCAATACATTATAGACCGATACAATGGTAGCTCTACAAATTCAGCTATTATTGATTCGTATAGTCGTATGATTTACGGATTAGGTTTAAATATAGACATTCCTTTATTTAATAAAAAAGAAGTTCGCAAAATTGTAAAAGATTTTGAAATGTTTGAAGAGGCATCTTTTGAAATTATCTATAAAGGCGGTAAACCTTTAAAAATAGTTCACACACCTAAAGAGAAAATTGCACCTGAAAAGGCAAATGAAGAGGGCAAAATAACAGGATATTGGTATTGTTACGATTGGAGCAATCAAAGAAAATACCCACCTAAAAGAATTGACGCTTATGGATTTGGTAAAGGAGGTGATAGAAGTGAAATATTTGTAATTAAAGATTACCAAGTAGGGCAGTTTTATTTTTCAAATCCAAGTTATGTAAGTGCTTTGCAATACGCAAAGGTTGAAGAAGAAATATCTAATTTCTTTATAAACCACGTTCAAAATAAATTTATGGTTTCAACTATCATAAACTTAAATAACGGAGTTCCTGAAAGCGAAGAAGAGCGTAATAAAATTTCAAGAGAATATAAAGGTGGAACAACAGGAACTAATAACGCAGGAGTTGTAGTTGTAGCTTTTAACGATAGTAAAGAAAATGCAACAACGATAGAGCAAGTTCAAATAGTTGACGCATACCAACAATATGAGTTTTTAAGTAGAGAGGCACAACAAAAGTTAATGGTTGCACATAAGGTTGTATCGAGTGCTATTTTAGGAATAAGTAACGCAGCAGGATTTTCAAGTAATGCAGAAGAAATTGAAACCGCATTTAATGAAACGATGTTAAATGTTATACAACCAAAACAAGAAATTATACTTGATGCTTTTCAAGAAGTTTTTACTTTAGTAGGAGGTCAAGAAACTTTAGAGTTTATTCCATTAAGACAAGCTAAAACAGATGAGGCACAAAGCGGTGAAGAAACTACAATTGTAACTCCTGAAGAACAAGCTATATCCGATGCTAAAATTAGCTACAACGGAGCGCAAATTGCAAGTGCTATTGATATTTTTGCAAAAGTAAAAGAGGGTATTTTAACAACAGAACAAGCGATAGTATTTTTAGTTCAATTCTTAAATATCGATGCAAGTATAGCGCAAACACTTTTTACAAGTGGAACAACACCGATTGAACAATTAGCTAAACTATCAAAAGTTCAATTGAAAAACCCAGTTGCAGAACCATTGATTGAGTTAGGCGAAATAATAGACGAAAACGAGTGGGAATTAGTAGATGAAACTGCAATAAGTGGAGAACCTCAACTAACTGAAACCGCTTTACATTTAGCAAAAGTACCGAGTTCTTTTCCAAACGTTACAAGTGAACAAGATACAAGTCTTTTTAAAATTCGTTATCAATATGCAGGAGCAAAAGAGGGCGAACGAGATTTTTGTAATAAAATGATTTCAGCTAATAAAGTATATCGCAAAGAGGATATTGAATTGGCAGGTAGTAAAGTAGTAAATCCTGGATTGGGTTTAAAAGGAGCAGATACTTATTCAATTTGGTTATACAAAGGCGGAGTTAATTGTAAGCATTTTTGGATTCGAAAAATATATTTAAGAAAAAATAATAAATCAATTTCTGTTAATCAGGCACGTAAAATGATTTTAGATTTAGACCCTGATAAACGTAAAGATGCAATGTGGGAAGAAAATAATCCTTTAGTTGCACAACCTGCACAAGCGAGTAATAATTTTTTTAAAGCAGAGTAAAATGGTAATACTATTAACAGATAACGACATAACAAAAAACACTCCTTTAGGTGGCAACATCGACACTGATAAATTACGTCAATGTATTTTAGATGCACAAGCTACACGATTGGAAGAACTTTTAGGAGAAGTTTTATATGAAAAAATAGAAACTGACTTCGAAAATGAAGATTTAAGTGGATTATACTTAACTTTGTATAATGATTACATAAAACCTTTTTTAATTCAGCAGAGCGCAACAGAGTATTTGAAAATCGGTGCTTTTAGTATTGCTAATAATGGTATAACAATTCCAACACCTGCAAATACAACAGCGGTTACTGAACAAACGTTATCCAGATTAGTAAATGAAAGGCGATTAGTTGCTGATATGTACGCTGAAAGAATGAAAAAATGGTTGTGTAAAAAGCAATTACCTGAATATGTTAGTAGTTCAGACGCAATTGTAAATCCGCAATTATCGAGTAATAGCGGTTGGTATTTTCCAAAACAAAGAATAACAGAAGATGAATATGTATTATGGCATCAATTAAAAAAACGAATGTAAAACAAGAAATTAACATCGAGAAAATCGAGTTATTTTTAAAAAAGCAAGAGCAAAATGATAGGAATATTAAACCTACAAGCGCAAAGAAACGCAACTTTTAACCAAGTACCATTTGAAATTTTAATAGATGGCGACCCTTTAGATTTAACAGGTGCGGTTATTCGTATGCAAGTTAAAAAAGATGCTTGTTCAAGTCCTGTTTTAACACTAACAAGTGTTGAAAATGATGGAATTACAATAACAGATGCAGTTGATGGAAAATTTAAAATCAATGAGCAAATAATTACTATTCCAACTTGCAACTATGAGTATGATATTAAAATTACTTTAGATAGTGGCGATGTTAAATATTATGTAGGTGGTTTATTTCAAGTTGTTAAAACAATTACAAACTAATGGAGCAAGTTAATATAAATGTTACTAAAGTTGAGCAGGATGTTACAATAAACGCAACACCAAACGTTACTCAAATTATTGTTACTACTCAAAACGGAGGAGGTACTCAAAACTTAAATGATGTTTTATCAGAGGGTAATGAAACCGATGGTGAGAATATATTTATTAGTGATGGAGATGAGATTACTTTTGATAATGGTTCAAGAATTAGAAAGGGTTTAACAGATGCTGGTAATGGTGGAGCAAAAGGAGTGGCTTTAGTTTGCTCTTTAGATTATGAGTTGAAGTGGGAAGCAGGTCGACAATATGTAACGCAACAAGATGGCTTTACTATTCGTGAAGTATCTCACAATTTTACAATTACGCCAAGTGCAACAGATGATAGTACTAAAGGATTTGCAATAGATAGTCGTTGGATTTTAGATAATGGTGATGTTTATGTTTGTACTGATGCAACAGAAGATAGTGCAGTTTGGGAATTGCAAGTTATTGGCGGTGCAGTTGATAGTGTAAACGGAAAAACGGGTGTTGTAGTGTTAGATGCAGATGATATTGACGATACAAGTACGACAAATAAATTTACTACCGCAACAGATATATCAAAATTAGCGGGAATAGAGGCTAATGCTGATGTTACAGATTCTACAAATGTAAACGCTGCGGGAGCAGTAATGAACTCCGATTACTCATCACACTCTATTTTAGTTCAACAATCGGGTAGCGGTTCGCCAACTTCTTTAGGGATTGGAAACAATACGTTAATTGGTCGTTTAAGTGGTGGCGGTTCAGATATTAACGATTTATCTGTTAGTCAGGTAAAAGGATTGTTAAATTTCACAACTCCGACCGATGTTCAAACAATAGCAGATGCAAAAGTAACTAATGCAATAGTTGACGGAGTTACTACAATTGCACCAAGTCAAAATGCGGTATTTGATGCTTTGGATTTAAAGCAGAATAATTTAGGATATATACCATTACCAACAAATGCAGGTACTGCAACAGGAGCAACTTTATCTTTTGTAACAGATAGAATTTATGGCACAATTGCTTCACCAGTAACAGGAAATATAACTGCTGATGTAACAGGAGCACAATTAGGTGTAACAAATATAATCATACATAATTCAGGAACTGCACCAACTTTTAGTTCTGAATATAAAAAATTAAGTGGCAGTGGTAATTATGTTGTTAGTGTTGTGAATTACATTTATTGTACTTTTATTACATCAACAGAAATAATCTATTCTATAAATCAAAGAACGTAATGAGTATTAGAAGAATGATGCTCTTTACATTGGGGGCAAAAATAAAGAACTTAGTACAAGCATTCAAAGAAAGAGTGCTTAACACTCAAGGTCAATTTGAAGCAGAAGCTTGTTTAGAAGCACAACTAACTCAATTAGATAATCAAAATTTATTAGACAATGCTTCTTTGGTTGTAACACCAAATGGTTATAAAGAAACTTTGTTATATGCTGTTGAACCAAATGAAGTAGGAACTAACTTGTTACTACATAGTCAAGATTTTACACAAGCAGTTTGGAATAAGGGTGGTGCGACTATTATTTCTTCAACAAGATTAGCACCAGATGGAACACCAACAGGTACTGAATTAAGTGATGTTGGTGCTTCAAGTACACCAGGTGCTACTATACAAGCTAGTATTATTGCAACATCAACAAATATTGTTTACTCAATTTATACAAAAAATGTAAACTCAACTACTAGGAGGTTTTTACTAAGAAACGGTACAACAGCGACTAATTTTGATGTATTAATTTTTGACTATTCTTCTACAGGAAATTTAGGGAATGGATGGTTTAGTGAAAATGTTGGAAATGGATGGTTTAGGTTGTCATTCACGAGAACAACAGGTATTAATATTGGTGATTTCTTATTGATATACTATGGTAGAACAACTTCTGCACCTGTTGGTGCAACTGATGTTTGGCAAGTATGGGGAGCTCAAATAGATACTGGTTCTACACTTAATGAATATATCCCAACAACATCAGTAATAATCATAAATGGAACCATTGGTGATATGAGTGTTACAAGAGCAACTACTGCAACAAGAGTAAATGCTGATGGATTTATTGAAGAAGTACCTTATAATTTATTATCACAAAGTGAAAACTTTGAAAACGTTTCTTGGCTTAAACAAAGAACTACAATAGGACAAAATGTAATATTAGCTCCTAATGGTACATTAACTGGTGATAATCTAATTGCAAATAGTGGTGTTACTTATGAGTATATTGGGGCTTCTGGTGTGAATATTATGAATCTTACTTCTTTTGCAACATTTGTAGGAACAAGAACTGCATCAGTTTATCTTAAATATAATGGATTAGATAGAATAAGATTTCAATATGGTGTATCATCTGCATTAATCTTTAATTTATATGTTGAAGTTGATTTACAAACGGGTTTGATAACAGGAACAAGATTAAACAATGGTGGAGCAGATTTTATTTCTAATCCATTTATTGAAAATGTTGGTAATGGTTGGTATAGAGTTGGATTTAGTATGACAACAGCATCACCAACTAACCTGAGACTTGCTGTTGCTCTTGGTGATACAACAAAAACAATTGCTAATGGTGTAGATGGTGTTTATATATGGGGTTTTCAAATGGTAGATGGTAATCAAGCAAAAGATTACTTTCCAACAACCAACAGATTTAACATTCCAAGAATAGATTACTCAAATGAAAGTTGTCCAAGTATATTAGTTGAACCACAGAGAACTAATTTAGTTTTAAGAAGTGAGGAGTTTGATAATGCGAGTTGGATAAAAACAAACACAACAATAACTGAAAATTCTATAATTTCGCCAAGTGGTATTCAAAATGCAGACAAGATAGTTGAAGTAACTGGTGGAAATACACCTAGAGTGACTTCTATACCTACTTTAGTTATTGGAACTGCTTATACATTATCTTTTTATTTAAAATCTGCAGAAAGAAATCAAGTCAGAGTTGTTTTTGAAGGGTCAATAGCAAGGTCTGCGTATTTTAATTCAACTACAGGAGTTGTTAGCGTTATAGGAGGAAGTGCTACAGCTTCAATGTCTTTGTTAAACAATGGATGGTATAGATGTTTAATAACAATAACTCCTACACAAACAAATGGTGGTTTTTATATAGCAACAGCAGAAAATAATCAAATTATTAGTTCAGGAGATAATACAAAAGGAATTTTTATTTGGGGAACTCAATTAGAAGCAGGTCCAAACGCTACTTCTTATATTCCAACAGTTGCAAGTACTGTTACAAGAAATGCTGATGTAATTACTAATACAAATGCAAGTACATTGATTAATTCAGTTGAGGGTTGTTTTTTTGTAGAAGCAAGTTCACTTATAAATGGAGGTAGTTTTAGGCTATTTTCTTTGTCAGATGGCACAAGCAACAATAGAATTACAATAGGTTGGAGTACAGTTACAAATACACTTTTAGCTTTTATGAATCTTGGTGGTACAATAAGGGTTAACAATAATATAACACCTTTTAACCAAACATCTAATAATAAAGTTCTTTTTAAATGGGGTGGAGGTAATTTCAAAGTATTTATAAATGGAGTTAATAGATTAAGTTTGACTTCAGTAACAATGCCTACTGCAAATTTATTTACAAAATTAGGTTTCGATTTAGGTTCTTCTTCATCTTTTTTTGAAGGTAATGTTAAATCTGTTTTAGTTTTTCCAACTCAATTAACAGACACAGAATGTATTAACCTAACAACATTATAATGAACATTTACAAACTTAAATACACAGACAAAGAAACTGCAATAGCTGATTTAATTACAAAGTATGTAATTGATGAAGATGGGAATTACATCAATGGAACACAAGCAGTTGTTGAAATAGGTTTAATTACAATCGATGAGGTTGTTATTGATGGTTATCATTATGATGTAATGAGTGAGCAAGAAATTGAATTTGAAAATAAAATTGAAGTAAATAATCCTAAACATACCTTTGCAGGGTATTGAAAAATAAATAATTTTTAAAATGAAACTATATCTTTTTACTTTTTTTAAAACTATGTTAATTTGTTTGCTTACTTTTGTAACACCGATTAAAGGACTTTTAATTTTAACAGGTTTAGCGGTTTTATTTGATACTTTATTCGCTATTTATATTAGTATTAAATTAAATGGCTGGAGTAGTTTTAGAAGTACTAAGCTATTTAATATTGTAGTTAAAACTTTCTTTTATTTTGGCTCAATTATTTTAGGATTTTTTATTGATAAACATATAATTGAAAATAATACTTTATTTGGAGTGCCATTATTGATATCAAAAGTAGTTACTGTCTTTTGGTTGTATATTGAAGTAAAAAGTATAGATGAAACTTCGCAAAAGTTAGGTAATAAATCATTTTATTTTATTATAAAATCAATAATTGCAAAAGCAAAGGATTTAAAAAAAGATATTAATGAATTTAAAGAATAGATTATGAAATTAGACGAAAACGGATATCAGTTAATTTGTGAGTTTGAGGGTTTAATGCTTAAACCTTATTTGTGCAGTGCAAAAATTCCAACTATTGGCTATGGTAATACTTACTATCCAAATGGAGTTCGTGTTACATTACTTGACAAAGCAATAACTAAAGAATATGCTTTTGAAATATTCAAAGAGATAGCTGATAAGTTTGCCAAAAGAGTTTCATCTATGGTTAAAAAGCCATTAACACAAAATCAATTTAATAGTTTAGTTTCTTTTACTTACAATGTAGGAACTGGAGCATTTTCAACTTCAACATTACTAAAAAAAGTAAATGCTAATCCAAATGATTTAACCATTAGAACCGAGTTTATGCGTTGGAATAAAGCTAATAGAGTTGTAGTAAATGGTTTAACAAGACGTAGAAAAAAAGAAAGCGATTTGTATTTTCTATAAAATAATTTATGTGCCTTGTAAATTTTATTTTAATGATTTATTTTATGGTAACCTATAAATTTACTATTGAATTTACAAAGTGGTTAAATGATATGACCACACCATTAAAAAATGATTATTACATTTTTTTCAAAGATGGTAAGATATATACTATAAATGAATTAATAGAAATTTTTAGAACTGAATATTATGAGAAATAAATTAATCTTATTATTAAGTATTTTAATAGTTGGTTGCGGAACTCGTAAAACTCAACAAACGAAAACCGATGTAACAACTAAAGAGGTAACAACTGATAATTCAGTAATTGAAACTAAAACAGATACTAATACAAAAGTTATCGATTGCACTTTAACTGACGAAATAGAAATAATTCCAATTGATAACACAAAGGAAATAGTTGTAAATGGTAAAACTTATAAAAACGTTCGTTTAAAGAGTAAAAAAACTAAAAACAATGTAACTACTAACAAAGTTGAGAAAGTAGCTAAAAAGCAACAAAACGCTATTAAAATAAAAAGTAAAGCAAGTATAGAAGTAAAACAAAAAGAAACTGAAAGAAATTCAAATTATTGGTGGTTAATTTTATTAATTCCTATTTACTTATTATATCGAAAATATAAACATAAATTTACAAACGTAGGTTAAAGGCATCTCGTAGAACTGCATTAATCTCTTATTTTTAAACACATTACATTAATTTGTAATGTGTTTTTTTATTTATAATCAATATAAATAACATAATTACATTAAAATAATTATTAAAAATGATTGTATATATAAAATATATTATATATTTGTACCATAATAATTAAATAATTAAAAAATGAAATACTTTCTACAAAACAAAAAACCGCAATTAACATTTGCATTTATCATTTTAATTTATATTATAACACAAATAGCACGAGTATGAAATCAAAATTAATTCATTTAGACGAAAAAACAATTGAAACACTAACAATTAAAGCTGCAAAAGAACGAACAACATTTAAAGAGTTAGTTCAAAAATTATTAACTAAAATTGCAAAAGATTATGATAGGAATTTATAAAATAACCAATTTATTAAACAATTAGAAAATGAAACTTACAATTAAAAAAATAACACAGGAACAAGTAGAAATTAATTTACCAGCTTATTACAAAACAAGTATTCACTACTTTAAGATTTATTCAGAAAAAAAATGTATTTGCGTTACTAATATGAATGAGCATTACGAAATAGGTCTTAAACACGTTGAATTAGCATTTAATGCAGATGCAATAGTTTGCAATAAAGAAGATTTTGAACAAGCATTTAATGAAGTTTCACTTAAATTAAAAAAGATATATGAAAGCAACAATTAATTTTAGAGGGTTCGATTTTGATGTTCAATATGATTATGAACCAATGGAACAACAGACTTATGAATATCCAGGTTCTCCAGCAACATTTGATTTTTGGGAAGTAGAATTAAACGGAATCGATGCAATGGATTTATTAACAGATTGTTTTGAAGAATTTGAAGAAGAAGCAATTGAACAATTAAAAACCACTTATTAAAATGACAAACGAATTATACACAATAGACAAAACACCATCAACAGATTTGGAAAAGTTTCAAGCTTTAAGAATTGAAGCGTTAGAAAATAGAGTTAAATATTTAGAAGCTGAAATAGACAAAGCAAAAGAAATTCTAACCAGCATTTTAGATGACGCATCAGAAATAGAAGTAAACGATTATAAAGATTTTTCAGCATAACTAAAAAATAAATAAAATGGAATTAAATTTATCAAACATTCAAATTGATTGCAATCAATTAACTACAGAGGAATTTCAAGAAATTAGAAAAGGAATGAGCAATTGGAATCACACTGCAGCAATGCAAATAACACCTTCTGAAAATTTTTATACTAAATTTAAAAGTGATGACCAATTTTATGTTCGTTGTTTTGACGAATCGAAAACAGTTGTAACTTATGACGAATTTTTAAAAATTAAAAAGTTATGCGCGAAGTCGATAAAATAACTACATCTGTAATGAGTACTCAAATAGCCTTGAATCAACTCGAGGCTATTAAACACACTGGATATTATAACAAAGAATTAAAGCAAAAGTTAAATTTAGTATTACCTTTGTTAATTAAAGCTGAAGAAAAGCATTACGATAAGTTTTTTGAAAGTTTAAGCGATAGCACCGACCAAGTTTACCAAGTGTTTGAAAACTTTATAAAACGTGTATCAAAAATTCCTATTTACGATATGGAAAATATATGTTATATGATTGACGCTTACGATAAAGACGCTAAAAGTATGAATGGAATAACTAATAAAATCCTAAAAAATGCTAAAGACTAAAATAATTCATTATTGGCAAAAGAATCCAGATGCAAAATATAGCGAAATAGCTGATTATTTTAACACTAAAATTGACTTTGTTATAGATACGATTGAAGAGTACAAAAAAGAACCTTATATCATTAGAGAAAGCATTATGAATTATGAGTAAACAAAGAATCAGATTAAAACCGCACGAAGCTATTGCTTTGGGTTTTGAATTAAGAAAAGACTATAAAAGCGAAGGTAATCCTAAATTTTATTTGTCCGAAAGTCAAATAGATGAACTGGATAAAATCAGAGAATTTAATCAAAAGGAATTTACCGAAGTCAAAAGAACTCTTAATAAAAATGGTGAAGTTATTTCTAAGATTGAAAAACTCAATCAAAAGGAGTTAATCGATATTCCAACAAATCACGAAATTATAAGAGTATCAACAAACGTTTCAAGCGGTCAGCAATGGATAATTACAAAGCCGATTAGTGAAGTTGATGTTGAGAATGAAATTGACTTCTTAAACATCTTTAAAGACGTTATTAAACCGATTGAAGTAAAAGCTAAAAAGCTAAAAAGTAAGGCCTTATTTGACAGAGCGGTTTTGACTGATGTTCATATAGGTATGAAAGTAACAGATGGTTATTCTTTGTATGATGGTTTATGGAATGAAACCGAACTATTTAAAAGACTTGATATTTTTGTAAATGAAATAGTAAACAACCAAAAATCAAATGTGTTACTACTTCACGAATTGGGAGATTTTATGGATGGATATAATGCTATGACTACAAGAGGCGGTCACGAATTACCACAAAATATGGATAATCAAAAAGCATTTGATGTAGGTTTAACTTTTAAAATTACTATGGTTGACTTTCTGGTGCAACATTATGATAAAATACACATTGTAAACATTTGTAATGACAATCACGCTGGAAGTTTTGGCTATATTGTTAATTCTGCTTTTAAGACTTACATCGAGTTGAAATATCCTGATAATGTAGTAGTAGTTAATCAACGTAAATTTATTGACCATTACTTTTTTAAAAACCGATGCTTTATTTTAACTCACGGAAAAGACGACAAAAGTTTAAAATTTGGATTTAAACCTAAACTTGACCCGGTACAAATTGAAAAAGTAAAAAACTACATTGATGAATATAAATTGCACGATTACGAAATAGAATTTGGCAAAGGTGATAGTCATCAGTTGCTTTTTGATTACACAAGCTCAACCGCATTTGAATATCAAAATTTCGGTGCATTTAGTCCACCATCTGACTGGGTAAAGACCAACTTTAAGAACACCAAAAGCAGTTTTACAACAATGAACTACTACGATAAACAAAAAACTATTAACCATTATATTTTTTAACTATGAAAATAACAATAACATCACACGGACAAACACATACAACAGAAGTTGAGCACGACAATTTAACAACACAAGAAATAGCTGAAATAATTACAAATTTACTAACCTGTGCTGGTTATGGTAAAGAAGGAATTATTAACGCATTTAAAGAAATAGAATATATATGATACCATTACACTATTCAAATGAAAATAATTACGATGTTATAGACTTCGTAAAAGACAATAACCTTAATTTTAACGAAGGAAACGTAGTCAAGTATGTTACACGTTGCAGAAAGAAAGGAACGCATTTAAAAGACCTTGAAAAAGCGTTAGATTATATTCAAAGAGAAATTGATTATGTTAGAAAACAAGAACTTAAAAAAATTGAAAGATGACAAATCTACAACGAATAAAAAGAATACTTCAATTTAACTACAAAAGAGGCGTTAACAAAGAATCTGTAAACGAGGTTTATCGTAAAATAATTACTAAATGTAAAAGTTGCGGTTTACAAAATGGAGTTCACAAAATTAGTTGTTATTACCAAAAAACGTAATAAATAATAATTTATAATAATTCTTAATAAAATTATATTTATATTTGCATAAATAAAAAGTTCGGTCAGGAACTTTGACAAAATTAATAACGCCTCTTTTAATGCTTAATTCTGACCGATTAAGTTTTTTAAAAGAGGTTTATTTTTTAAAATTATGAGTAAAGATTTATTTCAATTAATGCGTCAACAGGAAATAGAAACGCAAAATTTCTTACCTAACAAAAAAGAAATTCAATTAAGTAGTAAAAAATTTATTACTGATTTATTAGAAGCTGGAGAAGTTAATAAATACGAATTATTAGCACAAGCCAAAAGAATGGTCGAAGCTTTAGATGTTATTAATTCAGAATTAATGAAAGTAATACCACAAGAAAACTTTGAAGAGTTTGGATTGAAAGGAACATTTAGAAGCGGAGGCGATACTATTAACTATTCAGATGATGCGATTTACACGCAATTAAAAGCTGACTTAGATGCAAGGGCGGAATTATTAAAACTTGCTCTTAAACAAGACGTAATTGATGCTTACGGAAACGATGTGCCTAAAGTTTCAACAACACCGAGAAAGTCGAGTTTGGCTATATCGTTTTAAATTATTATATTTACAAATCTTAAACAATTAAATATCTTATCTTATGAAACAAATTGCAACCGCTTTATTAAAAGCACAATCAGAAATGAGCAATCCAAAAAAAGGCTCAACAAATCCATTCTTTAAGTCAAAATATGCTGATTTAAACTCAATTCGAGAAGCAGTTATTCCAATTCTTAACGCCAACGGAATAAGCGTATTACAACCAATAGTTCACGTAGATAATAAAAACTTTGTTAAAACTATTTTACTTCACGAATCAGGCGAGTTAATGGAATCATTAACAGAAATTATCTACAACAAAGTAAATGATGCACAAGCTCAAGGAAGCGGAATAAGTTATGCACGTCGATATTCTTTACAATCATTTGTTTGCGTTGGAGCAGATGATGATGATGGGCAAAAAGCAGTGCAATCAAAACCAAATGCAACCACAGAAATTTTAATTAAAGCAAAACAAGGAGGCTTTTCATTGGAACAAATTAAAACTAAATACACAACTACAAAACAACAAGAACAAGAATTTATTAATCTTTAATTTTATTTATTATGGGAGTTAAAACTTCATTTTACGGAAGCATTGATTTTAGCAAATTGTTAGAACAAGCGAAAACAGGTAATAAAGCATTTACCAAAAATGAGAATGGAAAAATTTATTTAAACGTTAGAGTTTGGGTAAATGATGAATTGGATAAATACGGAAACGTAGCATCGTTTCAATCTAATTTCAAAGGCGCACAAAAAGAGGATAAATTTTACTTTGGTAATCTAAAAGAAAGTGAGCAAATTGTTGAAGAAGTAACAGCAGAGGATATTCCAGATACTGATTCGCTACCTTTCTAAATTATGAAAATTGAAATTACAACGTCAATCGTTAACGGAATATTTAAAAGAAACAGAAACCTTGTTTTAAACGCCATAAAATCGTTTAATGATAAAGACGTTGTAATTACTTTTTCAAAGCCTAAAAAGAATCGTTCTAACAATCAAAATCGATATTATTGGGGATTGGTTTTACCTTTAATACAAAAAGGTTTATTAGATGCAACAGGAGAATTAAGAAGTAATGATAATATTCATTATAATATACTTTTGCCTTTATTTGCGCCAACAAATGAAATAATTAATATTGACACAGGCGAATGTATAAACGAGCGTTTAACGAGTTCAGAAATGACTACTACACAATTTTGTGAGTATATTTTAGAAATACAAAAATGGGCAGCGGAATTTTTAGGAATAGATATTCCAAGTCCGAATGAAGAAAATTTATTAAATTTTGATTAAAATGTTTTTTATATTGAAATAATTATTATATTTGCAAATGTAGAGTGGAAGCTACTTATAAAAATATTACAAATGCCTTATTACTTGCGACTTCCACCGCTTGTAGTAGGGCATTAATTTTTTTACTCACTATGGATTACTTTAAATTAACACGAGCATTTTGGGATTACGCCTTTGAAAACCCTGAAAAAATTAAACCTAATCATTGTGCATTATATCTTTTTATAGTTGAACATTGCAATCGTTTAGGTTGGAAATATAAATTTGGTTTACCTACTACAATGGTAAAGGATGCTATTGGTATTAGAAGTTATAATACATACATAACCACTTTGAATGATTTAGTTGATTTTGGATTAATAGATATAATTGAAAGGTCAAAAAATCAATACTCAAGTAACATAGTTGCTATATCAAATTTTAATAACGCACTTGACAAAGCACTTGATAAAGCATTGATAAAGCATAGTACAAAGCAAAGTGAAAGCACTATACAAAGCATTGATAGTATAAATAAACAAGATACAACAATACCAATAAACAATATAACAAATAATAATGATTTATATTTTAATGAATTAATAAATTCTGAATCTTGGTTAGAAACTTGTGCTATGCAAAACCAACCAAAATTTAATATTGAAGAAATAAAAGATAATTTACTAATATTTAAAAATGACTTAAATCTAAAATTAGATATTAAACAACAAAAAAAAGAATTTACAACTCACTTTGTAAGATGGTTAAACCAACAAACTAAAAATAATAATAACTCAAAAAAATACGATATAGATGAAATGCGAAAACAATTCCCAGAGCTTTAAATTAAAAACAATGCTTTTAATAGCTTCTGAAAGATTAGAAAGCGATATACCAAACGTTGAAAAAATGTTTAATGATATTAAAAATGAATTTGGTAAAAGAAAAATAGAAGAAGTAATTGAAGCTATTAGACTTGGTTCTCTTGGAAAATATGGAGTTAATTATAAATTAACAACTCAAGTAGTTTGTTATTGGATAAGATGTTATACAGAGCCTAAAATTGATAAGTTATGAAAATATCAGATGCAATTAAAAGATTAGGTTTTACAATATCAAAACAAAATAAACCAAACGGAACTGATGCCGATGCTTTAAATTCTATAATTGAATTTATAAACAACGTAAACAAAACCGAAGTACAAGAAAACAAACTATTTGCAAAATTATACATTATGAATTTTATTACTCAAATGCGAATAGTAAGAAATTTTGACCTTGCACAATCTAATGTAAATAAAATACTTAAAATGCCTTTAGATGGTTTATACAACGAGTTTAGAAAAGAGGCAAATGTATTAGAGATAAAAAATTATTTTGAAAACAAAGGTTTAAAAGATACTTGGAGTATGATGTCAAAATTTGACTTAAAAGAAAATTTTAAATATAATACCGATATTTGCAATAAAATAGATGCAAATGAGTTTTTAGAAGTTTGCGACCTTTGGAGTGAAGATAATATTTACAATAACTTAAACGCTACAATAACACTTGCGTTAAATACTTATAAAAATGTTTGAAAAAATTATAATACCAGAAACAACTGAAATAGTTTTAAATGAAATTGATTTTAGTAAAATATTTAAAGAAGCTTTAATTGACCCAAGCGAAGAAATTAAACAACAACCAATAGCTATTTCAATTCGTGAAAGTGAATATAAAAACACAATGTATCCAATACCATTTGGAAGTTATGGAGATTTCAGTTGTATAGTAGGAGCATCAAAGTCAAGAAAAACATTTTTTAAATCTATGATTGAAGCTGGTTATATTGGTGGTAAATCAAACATATTAAATCCATCAATAAAAGGGCATAATACTCAAAATAAATTTGTAATTTCGTTCGATACAGAACAATCATCTTTTCATACGCAAAGAGTTCAAAGAAGAGTTTTAGAAATGATAGGTGGAAACTATGAATTTTATAAAACATTTTGCTTAAGACAATACACACCAAAAGAACGATTTGATTTTATTGATTGGATAGTTTACGAAAGCGAGTTTAAAAATAATATTGGTTTAATGTCGATTGATGGATATGTAGATTTGGTAACAGACTTTAATAGTTTAGAACAATCAACTGGTTTAACTGAAAAATTGCTACAATGGACTGCAAAAGGTAATATGCACTGCACAGGAATATTGCATAAGAATTTTGGAACATCAAAACCAGTAGGACACGTTGGAAGTAGTGTATTAAAGAAAGCTGAAACTGTTGTATTTATAGAAAAAAACGATAATATAACAACTGCAAAATGTGAATACTCAAGAAATATACCTTTTGAGCCTATTAATTTTGATGTAAACAAAGATTGGTTGCCATACGAAACAGATAATAATAATATAAATACAGAATGGATATAAAAGAAAAACCCTGCAAAGGAATCAATAAGGCACGAATGGTTAAAGGTTGTGGAAAAATGACTTTATATAGAACGTTTGGTTTATGCAGTTCCTGCTTATCTGATTTCTTATTTAACTCAGATGCTGGAAAAGTTGTTTTTAATAAAATAAACTTAAAAGTTAAGTCAGATAAAGCAAAAGCATTTAAAAGCGATTTAAGAGCAAAACTTAAAACAATAGGAGAATATAAGCAAGAAGCAAGAAAATCGTTTCAAAAGTGGATAAGATTGCGTGATAGCGATAAACCTTGTATAAGTTGCGATACTACAACCGCAGATTTATTTGATGGTGGTCATTTCTACAAAGCAGAAATTTATTCAGGATTGATATTTAACGAAAATAATTGCCATAAACAATGCAGAAAATGTAACAGATTTATGAATGGTAATGAATTAAATTTCCGAAAAGGTTTAATTAAGCGTTATGGAATAGATTATGTCACAAATTTAGACAATATTTGTGATATTAATCGAGTGAAAAAATATACTAAAGAAGAATTAATAGCTAAAAAATTACAATATGATATTAAAATAAAAGAATATGGTAAAAAATAAACAACCCTACGCATTAGACCCAAACACTAAATTAAAACTAATTGCGATACATAAAGAAACTTCTAAAGAGTTTATTAAAGAAATCACATTTTACGAATACCAAACACTAAATAAAAACAAAAATTATTATTATAAAGCGGTACAATTAAAATAAATTTATATATTTGCATCAGTAGAGTCGTCGCTACATTTAAAATTTTAACAAATTCCCACATTGATAAAGACGACGACCTTTTGATATGTGGGTTTTATTTTATATAACGTTCCCTCGCTTGGCTTAGTGCCGAGTTATGAAAACTAAATTTAATCATTAAAATAAAAAGTAATGAAAAACGATAAAAACGAAAATAAGGCATTGAGCCAAACGAGTGTTATGGTTAGTGCGGATTTCAAAAACAGAATTATTGAAAAAGATAATAGATTTTATCCTCAATATTTTGATAATGGAATATTTGGATTATTTAAAGGATGGAAATTTTATAAAGATGAGGAATTATGTTTAAATGGTATTTATACATTTTCAACTGAATGCGATTTGTCTTATCCTAAATTAGAATGGGCTATTGAATATTTAGAAAGTTTAAATCCTAAAACAAAAGTTGTTTATGAAAAATACTAAACACATAGTTTGTTACTCTGGAGGGCATTCATCTGCTTTAGTTGCTATTGAAGTGGTTAAATTATTTGGTAAAGAAAATGTTATTTTACTAAATCATAATATTAATCCAAGATATGAAGATGCGGATATTAAAAGGTTTAAAAAAGAAATTGCTGATTATTTAGGTTTACCGATAACTTTTGCAAACATAAAAGGAATTGAAAATGAAAATGACATTCCTAATCAATTTGAAGTATGTGAAGAAAGAAAAACATTTGTAAACCCACATAATAGACAAATATTATGCACTTATGCCTTAAAAACAGAACCTTTTTATGATTATTTAAAATCAGTAGAAAAAGAAAGTGTTTGCTGTTATTATGGTTTTGATAGTGATGAATTAAATAGAGTTGAAAGAAGAAAATCAATTCTTATTCAAGATGGAATTGAAACAGATTTTCCTTTGGCTTTATGGTCTTTTGAGTTGATAAAAAAATATAATGATTTTAAAATTAACGAACTTTTAAAAACCTACAACAAAGCTAACAAATCTAAATTACATAAATTACCATTAGATGTTATTGAAGAAGCTATAAAGCACAATCTTTTAGAAATTACAGAATACGACGGAAAAGAAAAAACTATTAACTCAACTAAAGAAATTGGTATTGAACCACCTTTAACATATAAAGTTTGGAAACACGCAAATTGTAAAGGATGTTTAAAAGCTGGTCAACAACATTGGTACGTTGTATATTGTGAAGATAATGAAACTTTTGAAAGAGCTAAATTATCAGAGGAAAGAATAGGGCATTCATTTGGAAATTTTGGATTTTTAAAAGAAGTTGAACCGACTTTTAAAAGAATGAAAGAAATAGGTATTCCAGCAAATGAACACATATCAAGTCATAAATTTTGGAAGTCAGCAAAACATTATTTAAAACAATCTACACAAGATTTATTTCCTTGTGAATGCTTCACGTAGCATTAACCATAACGTCCCCTCGCTTGGCTTAGTGCCGAGTTATGAAAACTAAATTTAATCATTAAAAATAAACGTGATGAAAAACGATAAAAACGAAAATAAGGCATTGAGCCAAACGAGTGTTAGCGATAGTGCGTATTTTATAAACAAAATTTATAATGAAGATTGCTTGTTAACTATGAAAAGATTAGCTGGTAAAGTAAATGCAGTAATAACTTCACCGCCTTATAATACTGGTGGTAGAATTGAATATTGGAGCAACAAAATAGTAAAAGGTGTTCGTGTTTATAGCCAAGATAAGCGATACGATAAGTATTTAGACACAAAATCAAGTGATGAATACATTGATTGGACTATTGAATTATTTAAAGCCTATAATACTATTTTAGAAAAAGATGGCTGTGTGCTTTACAATATTTCATACGGAAACGAAAGTGTTGAAACAATGTGGTTGCTAATTGCTGAAATAATAAAACGAACTGAATTTACTGTTGCTGATTGTATTAGTTGGAAAAAAACAACCGCTTTACCAAACACAACAAGTAAAAATAAACTAACACGAATTTGTGAATTTGTATTTGTGTTTGTTAGAAAAACTGAATACCTAACTTTTAACACAAACAAGAAGGTAACAACTACATCAAATAAGGGACAAGATTTTTATGATGTTTTTTATAACTATATTGAAGCGTCAAACAATGATGGAAGCAATGATTTGAATAAGGCAACCTACTCAACTGAATTAGTTAGAAAGCTATTGTTACTTTATACAAAAGAAAATGATTTGATTTATGATAGCTTTATGGGAACCGGCACAACTGCAAATGCTTGTATAATTGAAAAAAGAAATTATATTGGAAGTGAAATATCAGAAGAACAATGTAAATATGCAGAAAAAAGACTTAATATTAGAATATCTCAACCAGAATTATTTTAAAGATATTTTCTTATTTAACCTACTTGTAGCATTATCGCTAACGGCTAAGTGTATGAGCAGTAGCCGAACACGAAACTTGATTAGAGGTATAAAATTTAATATTAACAACTGCAATAGTTTGAAACACCTAACGGCTATTGCTTATACACTTTGTTAGGCACAGTTTTATTATGAGAAGATTAACAGGAAAATACCGTATTCGCAAAACCTTATTTGGTTGGCAAATAAAAGTAGAAGTTTACAAAACAGTTTGTGACTTTGTTGGAGATGAAAGTCCAGATATAAAGGTTTGGCGAAAAGCAAGAGTAGAAGATTTAATTGAACTGGGTATAAATTGTGCCTAACTAATTGATTGTTACAAAAAATGTATTACAAAATTATGAAAACACTAACAAGAAAAATAATTTAACTTTTAACAACAAGATAAACCCTAAAAATTGGGGTTTATATAACAATAAAAAGTAATATGACACTACAACAAGAAGAATTTATAATAGAAAATAGATTAACTTTGCCTATTAAAGAAATTAAAAATCAATTAAATATTTCTTTTGCAACAATACGCAAATTTTTAAGCGATAACAATCTAAGTTTAACACCAGCGCAGGTTAAAAGTATTAGAAATAAAAGAGGGTATAATACAAAAACTGAAAATAAAGTACAAGAAATAACACCAGTATTACAAAAAGATTTTTGGAATCAAAATATAAATCCTATTACAATGCTTCGTAATTAAAAAAATAACAAAATGAGAGATACAATAATAAAATCAGTTTTAAGTTTAAACAATACATATTCTTCAATAGATGGTAATAATATCGTTTGGAAAGTTATAGATGGTAAAATGATAGGTAAAAGAAGCGTATGGACTTTAGATTGGCGTTCCTGTTGGTTAGAAGACACAACAAAAGAAAATGTAAAAACTTGGTGGTGTGGTCAAGATGCTGATTATAATGAAATATTTACAAAATAATATTGTTTATTAAAAATAAATTACTAATTTTGTCTAAATCAAATAATTAAAAAATGAAAGTAAAAGTTATAAAACCATATACAGACAAGGAACTTAACCAAAATATGTTTGTTGGAGCAGAGTTTGAAACATCAAACGAAAGAGCAAAATTATTAATCGATAAAGATTTTGTTATTGCACTTGAAAGTGAATCAGAAAAAGAAATTGTTATTGTTCAAAAGCCAAAACAAACACGAAAACGTAAAAAATAAATGCTTGACCAACTTGTTAAACATCAAACACAACTATTAAAAATTGCTTATAATTTTACAGGCGATTACGATAGTGCAAAAGATATTTTACAAGATGCTTACTTAAAGATTTATGATAGTGGCAAGAAATTTGATGAAATAAATGATGCTTACTTATATTTTACGATTAAGTCTGTTTGGTTAGATAGTAAGAAAAAAAGTCTTACAAAAAATAGAGTTATTTTAGTTGATGAGTTCCCAAATATAATTGATGAGCAAAACACGTTAATAAATTACGAAATTAAGAACTTAACAAAGTGGGAGCAGTTATTAGTTGATGCTATATGCGGTCGAGTTATAACAAACGAAAACAACGAAATAGTAAAACACTTTAAAGGCACAAGTATTGCAAACCTATCAAAGAAAACAGGAATAGAATACTCGGTATTGTATAGAGGTTTAAAGAAAATAAAACATAAAATATGGCTAAAGGACTTGGAGATGTAATAGCAGATATTACAACCGCAGTAGGAATTAAACCTTGTGCAAAATGTAACGAAAGAAAAGAAGCTTTAAATAGATTATTTCCTTTCAGTAAACCTTTTGAACTTACAAAGCAAGAAACTAAATTCTTAAAAGAGTTTTTTGAATGGTATAACGGATTACCAATACCAATTGATAAAGTAAAAGATATTCAGAAAGCTGAAAAGA